TACTGATATTTATAACGTTACTATGACCTGGGCAGTAGACTACTGGGACGATCAATTCCTATAAAATAACAAAGAGAAATGGCAGGATTACCACATTTTACAAACTCAGCGGCAGGCGTAAAACTATACGAACCAGTTTACCTTAACCAATTTGAGGTTTTAATTACCCCACCAGCTAGCGTTACTTTAGCTAACACTAGATTCAAAGGAGAGGGAATTTTAACCCAGCAGGTGAAGAAAATTTCTGGACTTGCAGTTGATATTCAACCGGGCGGAGTTTCTAGCCAGTTCTACAAGTTTGCAGAGAGAAGATATGCAGGAGGTGCTCCGGCAGATACTTCAGTTGCATTCAACGTAGAATTTGAGGTGAACTTAAACGAACAGAACTCGATGATCGTGTATAAAATCATGAGACAATGGGCGGATCTAATCTACAATCCACTGACAGGTGCAATGGGTATAAAGAAGGACTATGTTGGATCTATCGTGGTTTCTATCTTCAACAAGCAGGGAGACGTTTTCAGAAGAATTAGTCTAAACAACTGTTTCTTGACAGCAAACATCAATCCAATGAATCTAGATTATAATGCAGGTGAAACCCTCTACACCCTAGAAACTAGCTGGAAGGCAGACTACTGGCAGGATCAATTCCTATAAACTTAAAAATTAAAACTAAATGAAAAATTTATCAGATTTTAACTCTTTTGTTCAGGCCATCAACGAAGCAGCACCATGGGATCCTAAGAAAGCCCAGACCGCTATCGATGAGATAATGAAGAGATATAAGGAGAATAAAGATGCAGAACCTACTGGTCTTAGCTTTGCTAACATTCAAAAGGTATATGGAAAAATTGACAATCAGACTAGATTTAGAATTGCTCAGGCTCTTAAGTTGATTGGGAAGAATTTTTTCCCTGTAAACAGTGCCAGCCCAGATAAATCTGCTAATGACAGATTTGAAAATTCGAAGGGAGATTCATCGGATTTTTTCTTTACCTATTATGTTGGGGAAAAAAATCAGAATCTAAAGATGGATAAGTTTTCTGAAGCACTTCTGAAAGCAGTTAAACCTATAGTTGATGAATTCTCTGGTGGAAACTTTGACCAGTTCATCAGGAAGACTGCTTTAGAAAACCCTGTGGTAAAACAAGCTAAAGTAGCTGCAGATAAAATTTCTGGTTAATTTACCAAAAAAGAGAAACTTCTCTGAGACGGATATTCTAGAATAATAGAATATCCGTCTTTTTGTTGTGTTGGGTATATAAAATAACAATTTAAATTAATATGGGACTAGACAATCAAGGAATTTTAGCAGGATTATCCCCTGAGGAAATCCTAGCAAGAAAAGAAATGGAAGGAGGAGTTCAGTACGACGACCCTTTCATTCCAGAATCACCCGTTATACAAACTCCAACTCGGGAGGATTTAGAGGCAAGGCAAACCCCTCTATATACACCTCCTCATGTTTTAGATCCTGCTCTAGAAGAGATTAGATCTAGATCATCAGCACCTTTAGATTCTAGACCTCCTGACTTAGGAAGAATTGAACCACAAAGGGTTCCTCAGCCTGAATTTTCACCTGGGCTGGAATTTGGCTGGAAGAATCTTCCCTTGTCAGTTCTACCTTCTAAGGGACTTTTTTACCCTGACGGAACTAAGATTGCAATCAGAGCTGCAGAGGTAAAAGAAATTAGGCACTTTTCGAGCATAGATGAAGAAGATTTAATCGATCTAAACGAGAGGTTAAACTTCATCCTCAGTAAATGCAGCACGATGCACTTTCCCAGCGAAGGTGTTGTTTCCTATAAGGACCTAAAGCAGGAAGATAGGTTTTTCTTGATCATGGCAATTAGGGATTTGACTTTCATTCAGGGAGAGAATAGAATCATTATTACACCTACGACTACCTGCGGCAAGAAAGATGCCTGTCCTATCTCTAACGGAATAGAACTAAGAACCGGAATTCTTTCGGACTATGAGATAGATTCAAGGGTGATGAAGTATTATTCCCCTATCTCTAGAAACTTTGTTTTCCCTGTTAGAAAAATAGGAAAAGAAATTAGAATGGCTGTTCCTTCTATCGGAGTAATGGAAGCAGTTTCTTCTTTTGTTGTTGAATCGGAAAGAAAGGGAATTGAAGTGGAAGAGAGCTTTGTTAAGATTGCTCCATTTATCTTTGAAGAATGGAGAGGTTTAGATTCTAATAAGATTAAACAGAGGATGGTGGAATCTAACGATTGGTCTAAGGAGGAATTTTCTCTCTATTTTGAACTTTGTGAAACTATAAAAATCGGGACCCAGCTGGACGTTAACGTCATGTGTCCCACCTGCGGTGTCGAGGTCACCGCCCCTATAACCTTTCCCGGAGGATTCAAATCTCTTTTCGTTATTTCAGATATCTTTGGAGAACTTCTTTGATCTGAAGTTCAGAATGTGGAAAGAACATGGACTAGATCCAAACTGGATCGAGTCCATCCCCTACTATGAGTATCAGATCTGGATTGAGAAACTCAACCAAGCGGTAGAGAGAGAAAACAGAGAAGCTCTAGAAGAATCAGGAAAGAAAGAGCTCTTCAATTTTTCAAAATAGATAAATTCCTGATATATAAAGAAAAACATCTCCTAGATGGATTCTCCTCAAAAAGTGCTTAAAGAACTCTCAGACCTTACTAGAAATCTAGACGTCCTGGCTAAAGAAGTCAGAGACATGAGTAAGGGAAATGCCTCGGTTGCAAAGGCAGTTGCACAGTCTGTAGAAACAAAGAAAGAGGATTCTAAATCTGATGCTACATCTGGGGAGAAAAAAACTTCGGATATACAAAAGACCCAAGAGAGCATGTTTTCTAAGCTTCTTGGATCTGTTAAGAAGTCTTTCGAAGAGGGAAACGAACTCTTTAAGTCTGCTAGTTTAAAGACCCTAAGTTCTGCAGGAAAGACCCTGCTCGAAACTGGATCCCTAAAAGAGGCTGCAAAGTCCGGGATTGCAGAGGCGAAAGAGGAAGGAAAAAATGCAGCGAAGCAAAAGGCAGAGCAGGCAATCTCTTCTGGTGTGGCTAAAGTAACGGAGTCCCCAGATCTAAAGCAAAAAGAAAAAGTTGTCAAAGAAAAATTAACTGTTGATGGGATGACAAATCCGTCGGCAAAGGCCGGAAAAGAGGGATTCAAAACAGATCTTTTCAAGTCCACAGGGGAAGGTAGCAGTAAACCTATGGAAGGGTTTGATGCTTATATGGCTAGTCTATCTAGAGATGAGAAAGCGTATCTTATCAATGGTTTAGGATCTGGAAAAATAACCTCATCGGACGTCGAAAGAATGATAGCCGAGAAGAAGAAATCTCCAGAGAAACTATCCTCACCAGCTTCTATTGGATCCTTTAAAACCCCAGAATCTCTAAGTCCTAAGATCACCCCCACTAAAGCTCCAGAGGAAGGACCAAAGAAGACTTTTGGCGAGACTGTCAAAGAGGAGTTTGGAAAAACTAGGCTCGGATCTACCATCAGCTCCATTTCCTCTTTAATTAAAAAGAAGAAGAAAGACGAACCCGTAGCTGAGTCTGGGATGAAGAACGAGACCACTACTCTTAAGGACCAGCCTAAATCTAAGTCTGAGCCAGCAAAACCCCAAGCTGAAGTTAAAAAGGAGACGGAAGTCAAGAAAGAAACCCCTTCTACTGCCGTTCAATCCTCAGAGGCTAAAAAAGAAGAGAGCAAATCTTCTGCACCGGCCTCTTCCGGAAGTTCTTCCTCTGATAAAGGGAAAGAAACCCAGATTTCTGCCCAGGACATTAAGGACATTAAAGGGCTTCTTGCTGCTATTAACACCACTTTGAGTGGACCACTAGCTATCAAGAACAACAAGCCGTTCCGTCCAACGTCAAGCATGTTGGAATAAATTTCAAGATTTTCCCAGCTTATAGAATTTAGGTCCGTATATTAGATGGTAAGCGATCTAAAAAACTACTAAATGACAGACAACCAAAGAAAAACATTCCTCCAGCTGACTTTTGGAGACCTCGATAAACTAGCTCTCCCCTTTTGGAAGGCCTCCCCCGGAGAATGGACTTTTAAATACGGAAATTCTATAGAAGATCTCGATCTAGATGAAAAGACACTTAAGACAGACCTGGTCTATCTCAAGATGGCAGAAATCTGGGGAACTAATTCCCACTGCAAGAGAATGCAGGTTGGGTGTCTAATGGTTAAGAACAAGTCCATCATTTCGGATGGATATAATGGGAGTCCCTCTGGGTTCCCAAATCAGTGTGAAGACGATAGCAATACAACACTACCGTATGTTCTTCATGCAGAAGCAAATGCAATCACTAAACTTGCCAAGAGCACAAACAGTTCAGACGGATCAACGGTGTATATTACAGCATCTCCTTGCTTCGAATGTTCTAAGCTCATTATTCAATCCGGAATCAAGAGAGTTGTATTTAAGGAAATTTACAGAAAAACAGAGTCCCTGCAGTTCTTATATGAAGCTGGGATTGAAGTTGTTAGAATCGGAAAATTATAAATCAAAAATAAAGAAAATCATAAAGAGAAATCATGCAAAAAGAAATTAAAAAGGAAAAGAACATTCAGACACTTGCAAACAATTTTATCGAATTTAGAGACGAAAGAAGTTTTAAACTACTCTACGAAAGAGTTAAACCCGGAGTGCTAAATCACTGCTACTCCATCTTAAAAGAAGCAGAGCTAGCGGAGGATGCATTCTTGAATGCAATGGCTAAAGTCTGGCAGAAGATCGAACAGTACGACAATTCAAGGGGAAATTTTTCCACCTGGTGCTACAACATTGCCCGAAACGAATCCCTACTTTTACTGAAGACCAGAAAGAAGTATGTCCATCTTTCGATAGAGGATCTAGAATATTCTTCCTCTCAGAACGAAGAGAAGAATCCATCATATAATATAGATGATGATCCCCTTTGGAAGTTTGCCAACGAAGGAAGCACAATAGATGATATGTACGAGGTTGCTATTGAAGAAATTAGGTCCCTTCCTGCTCTCTATCGAGACATTATGATCGATCGAGAGATTAACGGGATGAAATATAAAGACATAGCAGAGAAATATGGAATTAAAAAGAGATCCATTGCTACCCGAATTAGAAGAGCTAGAAATAAAATTCGCCTGAAAATGGAGGAAACCAAATAGTTTCATCTATAATAAGAAAAAAACTATGCTTAGAATTTTTAAAGTACTGAAAGAAATAGGACTCTACAGAGAATATCTTTCTGAAATAAAGAAGCAGTCGATGGATTCTCCCGAATGGGGAAAGCTTCGACTTAGAAGAGATTGGTTTGGCAGAATTTACACGGTTGTTAATCTACCTCCGGAGGTGACTCAGTCCCCTGACTTCCCTAAATATGCTAGACCTTCCTTTGTCTTCGATAAGACAAAACCAATCAACGAATATCTAACCAGACTGAGTCTACAAGAACTGCTTACCCCCTTGATTAACCCGGTCAAAGGAACAGACGAGGAGTCTTATCTTGTCGTTTATTCATTTCTTTTCAGACACATCTCTGTTCTCTGGATCCTTAGATTTCTGGCTGAGATAGTTGGTCTTTGCTATCTAATTGCATATAGACAGGAGATTTTAACCTGGATAGGTCACTATTTTAAATAATGACATGGATTTAGAATCAATTAAAAGAGATCTAGCCCAGAAGATATCCGTTTTTAAAGATCCAAATTTCGTCTTCGAAGAGGAAGCACATACTTATCATTACGAGAAGACTAAGTATGATTCGGTAACTTCCTACATTAAGAGATTTAAGGTTCCTTTTGATCGAGAGTATTGGTCCAAGAAGAAGGCAAACGAAAGAGGAGTTGATGTTTCTGTTGTTCTAGACGAGTGGCAGGGAAAAGCAGATGTTGCTAATGATCTGGGAACGAGAGTCCATAAGTGGATAGAAGATTTCTGGAGCGGAGGGTCTAGAGAATTAGATCCCAACGAGGACGAATCGTTTGTTGAGAGAATCAATAAATTTCTATCCCTCTATGAAGCCAAGTTTAAAAATCTAGTTCCGCTGACTTCAGAGCTTAAGGTTTTTTCTAAAAAATGGAGACTTGCCGGAACGATAGATCAGCCCTTCCTTATGTGGGACGAAAAGCAGCAGAAGGTTCTTTTTCTAATAGGAGACTGGAAGACCAACAAGGAATTTAGATCTGATGAACATCCCAAAGGGAGGTATAAAAAACTTCTTCATCCTTTTTCCCACCTATGGGAAAATCACCTCAACGAG